CTCGATGCGATCAACGACTTCCGCGACGTGAAGATCAGGCCTGAGATGCGCGACTGGCTCGCCAAGCTACTCGGCATCGATCCGCGCAACATGCAGAAATTCCACAAATAGGAGAGATGCCATGCTTCTCGTAATCGCTGAATACGCCGTCGCGATTGCAGTCGGTTATGCGGTCATCCGCTTCATCGTGCTCCCCGCGATCCGCAAGGCGAACGGTTCGACCGGCGCCGGTTCGGCATCCCCGCGCGAAGGCAAGAACGACAAGCTGTGAACGACTTCCGCGCTCGGATCAGCCGCGTCCGCATGAAGGGTGGCGGCGCGGATATTCGAGTGCTGGATCGCAGGCCCGCAAATCCTGACGACGAGAATTGGCGCGGCAAGATCGTTGAAAGCGCTCGCAACGTTGCCGAGTTCGCTACCGACGACAATCCTCTCGCGGGCTATGTCGTGATCGGCCTGTTCGCGGACGGCGCGTCGAGCGTCGGGTGGCGTTACGATCCCGAGACGGCCGGTGTTCCTCGTGTCCTCCTGCCGCACTGGATTGCCGAGGTCATCCGGCGCGACATCATCACTTATGGTGAGGCCAGATCGACCTTCGATGAGATGTACGCGTGGATCGAATAGGGAAAGCAAACGGACATGACGATCGAAGTCACCTATTACACGGGTTCCCAGAACCTCAACATGTATGGCGTTCCGATCAGCTCTGAGACGGTGACTGCATCGGCGACTTCCGCTCAATCGGGAGCGACGCCGACGAACGCGAGGATCATCCGTATCAGGGCCAAGGCGGACGACCGCTATGCTTATGGCGCGAACCCGACCGCCACGGCGGCTGCTGGCGCGAGTGGGCATTTCATCGGCTCTGGCGACATCATCGACATCGACGCGGTGCCTGGCAACAAGCTCGCGGTGATTACCGCCGCGTAACCGATCCTGTCACCGCCCAGCTCGCAAGAGCAGCGGAAACGCGAGGGATTAAATGAGCAACGACATCGTGGCGGTGAACCCGCTGGAACGCGACTACGGCGGTCGTCCGAGCAAGTATCGCCCGGAGTTCGCCGATCAGGCCCGCAAGCTCTGTCTGCTCGGCGCGACAGATGCGGAACTCGCAGACTTTTTCGAGGTTTGCGAGACCACGATCAACAATTGGAAAAACGACCATCCGGGGTTTTTGGAGTCCATACGCGCGGGCAAGGTCAAGGCCGACGCGGAAGTCGCTGACAGCCTGTATCGCCGGGCTACTGGCGAGCACGTCCAGCTAGAGAAGCTCGTCAAAAAAGACGACGGATCGTATGAGGCGATCCGCTACAAATCATTCATTCCCGGCGACCCGAACGCGGCGTTTAAGTGGCTGCTGAACAGGCGCGGTCAGGATTGGCGCGAAAAGCAGGACGTTCACATTTCGGGCGGCCTTATCCACGACGTTACATGGAACATTCGTGGCAACGCTGGAGATTGACGCAGCCGCCGCGTTTCGACCTCTACTGGACCCGGCGCGTTACAAAGGGGCTTATGGCGGACGCGGCTCGGGTAAGTCGCAGTTCTTCGCCGACCTGATGATTGGAACGGCGGTAAGGAAGCCCGGCTTTCGCGGGCTGTGCTGCCGTGAAATCCAGAAATCGCTGAAGGAATCGGCCAAGCGCCTGATCGAGCAGAAGATCGAGACGCATGGGCTCGGGCATCTGTTCGACGTTCAGGAAAGCCAGATCAAGACGCCGGGCAATGGGCTGATCGCGTTTGCTGGCTTGCAGGATCACACGGCGGAATCGATCAAGTCATATGAGGGTTTCGATGTTGCCTGGGTCGAAGAGGCCCAGACGGTCAGTCCCAAGTCACTGAACCTGTTGCGACCGACAATCCGCAAACCAGGATCGGAACTGTGGTTCAGTTGGAACCCGAGGCGAAAGACCGATCCGGTCGATTTGATGTTGAGGGGTGCCGAGCTTCCGACCGGGGCGGCGGTGGTTCGAGCGAATTGGGATGCGAACCCGTGGTTTCCCGCCGAGTTGGAGCAGGAGCGGCTGGACTGCCTACGGATGCAGCCCGATCAGTACGATCATATCTGGGAAGGCGGCTACGTCACGATTGCCGAGGGAGCGTATTACGCGAAGGCGTTGGCGGAGGCGAGGACGCAGGGGCGGCTGACAACGCTCTCGCCCGATCCCTTGTTTGCAACCCGCGCTTATTGCGACATCGGCGGAGCCGGGGCGCGGGCGGATGCTTTCGCGATGTGGATTTGCCAGTTCGTCGGCGGGCGGATCAACGTCCTCAATTATTACGAAGCGCAGGGACAGCCGATTGCCGAGCATCTGGCGTGGCTTCGCCGACAGGGACTGGACGCCGGCAAGATCGAGATATTCCTGCCCCATGATGGATTGAAGGAAGCCGGACCTAATCCCGGCAGCTTCGAGAGTGCGTTCAGGGATGCGGGCTACAGCGCCACGAGCCTTCGCAACGAGGGTTCTGGGGCGACTGGCGCGAAGACGGCGCGGATCGAGGCGTCGCGGCGTCTGTTCCCGTCGATCTGGTTCGATGAGGCCAAATGCGCGGGCGGATTGGATGCGCTCGGCTGGTATCACGAGAAGAAGGACGAAGATCGCGGCATCGGGCTTGGGCCGGAGCACGATTGGTCGAGCCACGCGGCAGATGCGTTCGGATTAATGTGCGTTTCCCATGAGCCGCCACGCGCCGCGAAGAAGCTCGATTACAGCATGATCCAGAGGAGGGTCGTTTGATCGATGTGTCGCCCGACCTTCTGGCATTTCTCCAGCAGGAGGAAACGCGCGGTCGCCTGGAGTCGCTGGAGCTAAGGGCGGAAACAGCGCTCAAGAGTTATAACGGCGATTATTACGGCGACGAGGTTGACGGCTGCTCCAAGGTCGTCTCGCGCGACGTTGCGGAAACCGTCGATTACATGAACGTGTCGGTGCTGCGCACGTTCGTTTCCGGCGATCGGGTGGTTGAGTTCGAGCCCGATAATTTCAATGACGAGCAGGCCGCCGACGATGCGACCGAGGTGATGCACCGCGACTTTGCGCGCAAGGGCTATTCGCTGCTTCACGACTGGCTGAAGGAAGGCAACATTTCGACGCTCGGGATCGTCAAATCCTGTGTCGAGCAGAGAAAGACGCGCACCGAGGCGATTGTCCCGACCGCGCTTCACGACGAGCTAGGGGTTATCGAGTCCGACGAGCCTTTCATCGATCCTGCGGACGGCATCGAGAAAAGCCGCGTGGCGCTGCTTCAGGATGCGCCGACCTATTTCCGCGATTACCTTGTGCCGCTCGAAGAGTTCCGTATTTCGCCCGAGGCGCGCGATCCCGACGATGCGGTGTATATCGCGCACGCCTGCCCGAAGACGCTATCCGAGCTGGTCGCGATGGGCTTCGACCGCGACGATGTAGAGTCCGCTCAAGGCGACTTCGTTCCGGACGTATTGAGCCAGGCGCGCGACGATGGCCTGAACATGCTCGGGGTGGATCGTCAGGGGCCGAACCGCCGCGTGATGCTGATGGAGGAATATATCCTCTACGACGCGGACGGGGATGGCATTGCCGAGCGGCTGTGCGTTCATCGTGTCGGCAACACGGTGCTTCGCATCGAGCCGGTCGATTATCAGCCGTTCGTGATTTACTGCCCGTTTCCGATGCCGGGGCGGCTGGCGGGGCATAGTCTTGCCGACAAGGTGACGGACATTCAGCGGGTGAACACGGCGCTGTTCCGACTGTCGCTCGACGGGCTTTATCGCAACCTCGCGCCGCGCACTTACGTTCCGGACGAGTGCGTGAATGAGAATACCTATGACGACTTGCTGACCGTCATTCCCGGCGGATTGGTGCGGTTCAAGGGCGCGAACAAGCCCGAGCCGGAAGCGAAAAACGACGTTAGCGGGGTCGCATTCCAGGCTATCGAGTTCATGATCGGCCAGCGCGAAAGCCGGACGGGAATCACGCGGCTTAATCAGGGTCTCGACGCTGACGCGTTGAACAAGACCGCGACCGGCACCGCTCTGATGCAGGCCCAGGGTCAGCAGATGGAGGAATATCTCGCCCGCAACTTCGCGGAAGCGGTGGCGCGACTGATGCGCCTGAAGCTGAAGCTGAGGGCACGCTACGGTTCACCGATGCGACTGAGGGTGGACGGCGAATATCGCGAGATCGACCCGTCGCAATGGCCCGAGGACATGGAAGTGATGATCCGCGTCGGCTTGGGCTCGGGGCGCAAGGACCAGCGGCTTCAGAACCGCATGATGCTGTTGCAGATCCAGCGTGAGGTCATGCTTGGCGGACTGCCGATTGTGACGCCGGAGCATATCTATAAGTCGATGGCGGGCGTCGTGAAGGACGCCAATCTCGGCTCACCGGCCGATTTCGTGTCCGATCCGTCAACGCTTCCGCCGCAGCCGCCCAAGCCCGATCCGGAGATGGCGAAGGTCCAGGGCGAAATGCAGCTCAAGGCCGCTGATTTACAGGGCAAGCAGCAGGAAAGCTCGGCGAAGATCGCGATTGCCCAGCAGGAATCGCAGCAGAATATCCAGCTCGCGACCGCCAAGGCGCAATTCGAGCAGGCGCAGGCGATTGCTCAGATGGAGTTCGAGCGCCAGCTGCGCGTCCAGGAATTGGAGCACCAGAAAGAGCTGGCCTATTACAAGGCCAATCAGGACGCTGAGGTTAAGAAATACAGGCAGGGCGGGAGCTTGGCCGAGTGAACGCCGATCCCGTTTCCGGCACGGCAGCGAGGGGCCAGCGCGCCCAGCTTTGCAATGAGTTCATTCGCCCGATCCTCGATGAGACGAAGGCCGCGTATCTTGCGCGCATTGCCGACATTGCCGCAACCGAGCTGAGCCCGAAGGTCCGCGCGGAAAAGATCACGGCGCTGTCAATTGCGCTGAAGGTGGTTGCCAACCTCACGAACGGGCTGGATGCCGCGATTGAAGCGGGCCGCGTTGCCGAGAAGTCGCTGATCCGCGCGGGCGAAGTCGAGAGGATGGGGCACGAGTCCCGCCGCCTGCTCGACATGGTTCCGCTGCGATAACGACAAGAGCGGGGTCAACCCGCCACCCCATCGACCGGGACACCCGGCGATCCCTCGCGAGAGGGCAATAAGAGAAGCCTGAAAAGGACGAACCCAATGGCCCAGCCCGAAGTGGCAGCCGGAGGCGACGGCAATCCCGCTGACGCAAGCCCGGCAGATGCTTTCAACGCAATCGCCGAGGAGATGCTAGGCGCGGAGCCTGAGCAGGAAGAAGAGCAGCCGGCAGAAGCGGCCGAACCCGAAGGCGAGCAGCCCGAGGACAAGGCCGACGAAGAAGCCGAAGACGAACTGGAAATCGAAGAGGAAGACCTTCCTCCCATCGATCCGCCAAACTCGTTGACCGCCGAGGAAAAGGAAGCGTTCAAGGGCCTCCCGAGAGAAGCGCAGGAGTTCACAGCTCGGCGCATCGGGGAGCTTGAGAAGGGCTTTCAATCCAAGGCTCAGGAAGCGGCCCAGGTCAAGCAGGCCGCTCAACTCGAAGCGCTCAAAGTGGTCGAGCAGATCAAGGCGCAAGCCGCCGAACAGCTGCAAGCCTACGCCAAGCAATTCGAGGTTGCGCCTCCGAGTGCGGAACTGTTCCGCGTCAACCCGGAGGCTTATGCCCAGCAGCTCGAAGCGTATCAGCATTACACCGCCCAGCGCGAACAGGCGCAGCGGCAGGCCGATACCGCGAGAGCCGAGCAGGCCCAAGTTCAAGCGGCACGACAGGCGCACGAAGCAGAAGCCTTCCGCCAGCGTCTCCAGGCCGAATTGCCGGAAATCTTCGACCCGGAAAGCGGACAGAAGCTCGCACAGGAGCTGAATGCCACCGCCGAACTCCTCGGGTTCGATCCTAACGAAATCTCTGACGTGTCGGCGATCAAGGCCCTCAAGGTCACATCCGAATGGAAGACCAAGGCCGACCGCTACGACGCGCTGATGAAGAAGCGGATGGAGAAAGTCCGCTCCGGCAAGAACCCGCCGCCCATCGCCAAGCCGGGGACCGCAAGGGCTCCCGACCAGACGCGAAAGGCGCGGGCAGACGCAGCGTGGCAAGCCGCGACATCGGCCAAATCGCGCAACGCGAAGGACGAAGCGCTCGCCACATGGATGGAAAACTCAGGCTGGCTCTAGCCGCCTAACCAGAAAGCATGATCGATGACCGTTCCTACGAACACCATTCAGAACGTCGCGCGTGTCGGCGTTCGTGAAGACCTTTCCGACAAGATCGCGCAGCTGTTCCCCGACGATACGCCGTTCATTAACGCGATCGGCCGCTCGACGGCGAACAACACTTACACCGAGTGGCAGACGGATACCCTCGCGGCGGCCAACGAAGCCAATGCCTCGATCCAGGGCGATGATCTGGCGAACCTGTCGCGCGCAAACACTGTCCGCGTCGGCAACCATACCCAGATTTTCACCAAGGTCGTGGGTTCCTCGACGACGGTCGAGTGGACGAAGAAGGCTGGTCGCCAGTCGGAACTTGCGCGCGAATTGATGAAGGCGGGGCGCGAGCTTCAGACCGACATCGAGAAGCGTGCGATCGGCAACTATGCGTCGGTCGCGGCTGCGTCGGGCACTGCCGGCCTGTTCGGCGGCGCGCAGGCGTGGATGAAAACCAACGTATCGCGTGGTTCGTCGGGTGCCAATGGCGGCTTCTCGTCGGGCACTGTCACGGCGGCCACCAACGGCACGCAGCGGGCTTATACCGAGCCGCTTCTGAAAACCGTCCTCCAGTCGATCTGGGTCCAGGGCGGCAACCCGAAGATGGTAATTACCAACGGCGCACAGAAGCAGGCGGAGGCCGCGTTCACTGGCCTTGCCACGCAGCGCCGCGACACTGGCGATAAGATGATTACGATTGTCGCCGGGGCCGATGTGTATGTGTCCGACTTCGGCAAGATCGCGTTCGTCGCCGACCGCTTTGCGGACGCGCGCTCGGCGCTGATTGTCGATCCGGAGTATTTTGACCTTGCCGTTGGCGAGGCGATTACCCCGTTCGACCTTGCGACCACCGGCCTTGCCAAGCGCAAGGCGCTTCGCACCGAGTTGACGCTTCGCGTGCTGAACGAGGCCGCGAGCGGTGTCGTGGCGGACCTTTCGTAAGAAAATGATGTCGCGTCTCAACCGGCGCGCAGCACGGGGAGGGGCTGGGAGCAATCCCGGCCCCTCTTCTCGCGGAGGCCGAATGATCCAGGCAATCAAGGATTTCTTCGCTCCTGCGGCTCTGGTCAGCAGCGCGATGGATGTTCGCATTCTCCGTGATGGCGTATTCCCAACGGAAGACCGGCGCGCGAACAAGGGCGAGATCGTGTGCTGTAACGCCGATGTTGCAAGGACCATGATCGGGCGTGGCGATGCCGAGCGCGTCTGATTGGGAGTTGATCGACGACGGCTCGTTCAATGGCGTCAAGAAATACATCCGTGCGTTCGACGAGGACCACGGCACGGTTCAGGTCCGCTACGAGGGGCATGATGTCCCGCTGATCGTCGCGAAGAACAAGGCCGACCAGAACGATTATTCGGGGCGCATGGGCGATGGGCTGCATCACGCGGCGCGCATTCCCGCGAGCGTCCTGATCCAGTGGGTTCAGGAGGACGGGCACCAAGCCGTTTATCTCGACCCGGACTACCTCGCGAAGAAGCTCAACGACCCGGATTACAGGTATCTTAAACGCCTGCCGATCCAGCTTTAGGAGGCCGCGTCAATGACAATCGCGACCTATAGCGAGCTTGTCACCGAGATGGGCGCGTGGCTCAACCGCGCCGATATTTCGGACAGGATTCCGACCTTCATCCGGTTGTTTGAGGCGCGCATGAACCGCCGCCTTCGCAGTCCGGAAATGGAGCAGGTTGCGACGGTTTCGACGATTGCTGGGACCGAGGGTTATGCGTTCCCATCGGGCTTCAGGGAAGCGCGGCAAATCTACATCGACGCGGTTCCGCGCATCAATCTCGTGCCGATGTCGCCGCAGTCGCTCAGAACCGAGTTCACGGGGCAGGAAAGCGCGGCGCCGTCTGCTTATGCGGTCATTGACGAGCAGATCGTCCTGGCTCCGCCACCGACTGAAGCGGACACGCTGGTTATCGTCTATTACCGCGCCCTCTCGGGGCTGACAGCCGGCAACCCGACCAACTGGCTTCTGGACAATCACCCGGACGCATATCTGTTCGGGTCGCTGTGCATGGCCGAAGCCTATTTGCAGGACGACCAGCGGCTCAACGTCTGGAAAGCGGCGTGGGATGAAGCCTTGGGGGAAATCATCCGCGAGGGCAATGCCAAGCGGCTTCCTGGCGGCCCTCTGGCGACGCGTCCGGCGGTCATCGAATGACCTTCCCCTTCGGCAAGGGCACCGCTCCTGACCTTCCCGAATACGGCCACGATTTTCTCGTCAAGGCGCGCAACTGCTACGCCGGGATTCTCGGTTACGAGCCGATCAAGGCGCTGTCTCAGGTCACGGCGG